TCTGCCATCAGTTCGTCCGGGTCTCCATCTTCCAGCATCGCTACCTTTTTGGGCGTGACGTACAGGAACTTGACGGCGGCGTTACCACTGGCTTTCGCATAGAACGCCCTCTGTCGCTGGTGGCCTTTGGACATCGTTGACGGCATTCGTACGGTAGTTTTCAGATCAACGATCAGTCCGTGATCTGGGAAATTGAAATCTGTGAAGCCGATGAAATCTAGCTCCCACCCGTCCCCGCTCGCCTTCATTGATACCTTATGCTGCTCGCCATTCTCCGGGAAGTCGGGCTTCCCGAACGGCCCCAGAGCCTCGACCGCAAGCCGCGTCATCGGTTCGATGTTGCCGCGCTCCTTGGTCGCGCCGCCATCGTCAAAATTGTAAGCCATGCTCAATACCCTCTCATTATTTTCTCATCGAAATCTCTTAACGCCTTCTCAATCGCGTCATCGATTCCCAGTTTTCCGGCGATGGTGTCGGAGACAGCCTGCTCGACAAATATGCCTCGCCACATTGCCGGGGAGCTTGATCCCCGGTTGCCGAACAGGTACTGGCTCACCCAGGCGTCGGGAGCTTCGATCCATTTGTTGATGTTGCTGACACTGCCGTGGTTGATTTTGTGATTTGTGAAGCCGGTCATAGTAACATCTCCTGTATAGCCTTTTTGGGTGGCTCTATGAACAAATCCGGCTGGTCGTATGCTTGTTCGATCCGCTTGCAGGCAATGTCGAAATATTTTGGCTCTAGTTCAATGCCGATGAACTTACGGCCTAGCTTGGCACAGGCCACGCCGGTGGTGCCGCTGCCCATGAAGGGGTCGAGAATAACGTCGCCGCCGAACAACCCGATTAATTCAACCATCAGACTGACGGGCTTTTCGGTTGGGTGTTCTCCATGACGGTCGGGGTTGTTCGTGTTGTGAAAATAGAGGCCGCGAGAACCTCCTCCGGCCCACTTGCTATAGCCCTCCCCACACCAAAACGCGCCTATACATTCAAACGCCGTCGCGGGCTTTTGGCCGTTAAATTGCGGGGCACAGTCAGGCTTAATCCACAAACAAACAGACTTGCTTTTGCCGCCCGCGCCCAACACGGCATCCCGCCATCCCGGCAGCCCGAAGATATCGGAGAAGCACAAAAACCACCCGGCGGTTATGGGTACAATCTTGCACGCGACTTCGCCCTGAATACTAGACGCGGAGGCGAACCTTATTTTTTCCAAGCGCGGGCCACCGTCATTCCGTAATTCGTCCCCTCGGCGTCCGCGCTCGTTATGAACGAGGTCCGAATAAGGTGGGTCCGTCACCACAGCGTCCACCTTACCCAGCGTCGGCAGGATTTCCAGGCAGTCGCCTTGGTATAGCGTGGCATCGCCTATGATTGTCGGCTTATGGCTCATGCTATTTCCGCCAGCAGCGCAGCGTACCCGGCCAGATCGACCGCTGAGTCCTGGTGGTCTGGTGTCTCTATCAAGCGTGCCAGTTTGTAGCCGATCATCATCATGGCGACATCTGCCGCGCTGATTTCATGTTCCTTCCCTAGCTTCCCCGCCAGGACCACGTTCCATATCGCAGCGATCCGTTCGAAATTTTCTTGAGGCGGTCCATAACTGCCCTCGCGGTCTTTGACCGCCGCCTCCGCTGCTGCCAACGCCTGATATCTGTTCATTTAGATTCTCCCCATTTTGCTATTAAGATTGCTTCTGCTCTGCCGTCGTCTTTCTTTCTGGTGAATTCAGATGCGAGAGACGGGAACAGCCGCGTGGCGACCGCTCTGCTCTCGCTCTTGTCTCGACCGATGCCGAAATGCTTTTTCCATTTGCTAGGGCTGACCGGCGTGAACGGAATTTCCATCGTCGCCAGCACACCTTTAATGGCGCCGCATCCTTGGCCGAAATTAAATGCCGACTGCCGCCCCATCCCGAAGGAATTGACAGCTTCCAGATAAACATGATTCGGCGGAAATTCGCGAAAGATGTCAGCCAGCGCCGCCGCGTTGACCTCTTTCGAGAATACCGGCATGTCATAAACGTAGGCGGTGCCATCCTCGTACAGTAGCCCAATCGCGCCCGTCAGGCCGACATCGATACCGGCGATCATTCGAGTAAATCCTGATAGCTTATTTTGACGCCCTTGTCCCGCGCGATGGCGATGATCGTCGCGGTGTGAGCAAGCGGCACGTTTCCGCGCGCCAACCAGTTGCTGACCGCTTGAGGAGATATTCCCAGCAGTGCGGCTGTTTTGCTTGTGCCACCCAGCACGGTAACGATGTGTCGCGGCGTCTTCATGTCCTTCACCTCATTGTCTTAGGTGTTCACTTGTAGTGTATTAACGAGAAACACGCAAGCGGAAAATTTTATGGGGAGGGGTTGACCTATGTAACTGGCTGTGTATTGTGGGGAGCGCAATATATTGGTCTTCAACAGGAGAGTGGGAAATGCTACACAAAATGATGACGGCGGATGACGGGCGCCGCGAAGAGGTCTGCGAGATTCTGGCCGATTTAATGTCAGACGTTCAGCGCGTCAGGCAGACCATGGATAAGTTAATTCTCAGCACCTATCGCGCTGAGAACGAATTGCCTGTCGGTACGCTTGACGAATTTTGGGACGCAATAAAAGGAACGCAAGACGAAATCGCCGGGCTGATCGCTCCAGAGGAAGGACGATGACCAAATTCATCATCATCGTGGCAGTTGGGATTTTAATATCCATCGTCTTCATCGAGTTGGCAGTCGGCTGCGGACAGGTCACATATTTCCCTGACAGGACATGGAGATCAAATGAATGTGTTTTCATTTCGTCCGAGATCAGCTATGGTCGTTGGTGAGTCTCCCTTGTGAACTGGCCCCACAAAAGTGTGGGGCCTTTTTTTTATGATAACGCCCTCATCCTCGCGATTAGGCGTCCGCTACGTTCCGGCACCTGCCGTCGCCATTTTGAGTCGTACATCTCGGTGGCGGCCTTTTCCCACCTTCTCTCCTCGACAGCGGCAAGCAGCCGTAAAAATTTGCTCATACGATTCAGGCCCATATTGAACATCATATTTGCGAGAATCAGTCGGGCCTCCTCCGGCAGATCATCAAATTCCGGTAGCAGTTTCTGACAATCGGTGATTGTCCACGCGATGTCCCGTTTAAACAACTCCGCGACACGCTCCTCGCTGACCGGGGTGCCGACCTCCATCTCGTATTCCGGTTCTCCAGATTTGCAGAGGTGTCCAATCGCGCATGTCTTTAGCCCGAGATGATCTAAATATATTTCATATTTAAGACCCTCGTCAGCCTCAAGCTCTTCCCGTAGCTGGTCGATCATTTTTTTCTCTCCTTCCTCAAGGCTGTGCCATTGGGATTAACCTACTCCCGTATTATGGGGACTTATGGCCGACACGCCCTGACCATCGCCCGCAACTGCGCGTATTCGATCAGCGCCCGCTGGGTCACCGGGTACTGGTCGCCCATGCGATCTAACTCATTTGCTAATAACATCTGCCGCTCTGGGTCATAGCTCACTAGCGGTGGACAATCAGAACCCGCCCCGCCGCAGCCGGTCAATAAGGCTGCGAATGTTGCGAGGCGCATCCACCGCAGCCCGCAACTGATCATCCTTGACCTCCGCTCGTTTGCGCTCGCTGTCGAGTCGAGCCGCGGCGGCTCCCCAACGCTTCGCCGCCCACAGCCCGCCGCCGGCCAGGACGATGAACGCCAGTGCCCCGATCAACGTGGCGGTCATTGACGATCTGGCACCTTGACGCCGAGGATGGCGAAAATGCGATAGAGCAGCGTCACCGTGCCGTCATCTTTCAACGTCGGCGTCAATTTTGCGAGACGGTCGAATGCGACCAGGAAGGCGACCAGCACGCCGACCCATTCGCCCGACGTGAGGTTCGTGAAAAACGTGATAACGATGTCCATTTTATTTACCCTTCTGTTTCCTGCGAGCCATGTCACTTCCTTTGCACGGGATGATACGCCCCGCCGGATAAGGGCAGGGCGTCTTGCTGAGGTGGGCGTAGTTCAATTGGCAGAACGCCCGATTAGAAATCGGGATGTTACGGGTCTGAACCTCGTCACCGCGGCCACTGGAATTAAATCATAAACTTCCATTCTCAAGTTTAGCGTCCCTTCTTCTGCTGCCAGCGTTCGATGATTTTCACAGACATCAGGTACAGACCGCCAATAACAAGCAGCATATTGCCAGTGAGGACGATGAGGGATGCATACTCAGTCAGGATTTGAATGGTCGTTCCACCCCCACCAATCGTAACGGACACTTTACCCACTGTGTCAGATGACATCTGTTGTATGTATTCTTTCATTGCACTATTTTGTTTGTTGATACGAATTCATTCCACATAGACCCTGCTGATATCAGGCAAAGGATTTTGGTGCGTGGGTTTGTGGCCGTGATAGTCCACGTATTGCCTACTACCGTTCTTTGTGAGCTAATAAACAACTCAACTAGCTCACCA